GCCGATCAGCGACGTTCTCCGCATGCAGAACACCAGAACTGAAAACCAGAATCGATCGTCGGTTCTGGCACTTGTCAGCGATCTCTCGGCAGGCTTCCAAAACCGTGTCATCACCGCCGAAGATGCGTTGAAGGTCTGATTCAACGAACTCTCCCCCGCGCATCTTTGCGGAGCTGGTGTCGATCTGCTGATCTGACGGCTTGTTTGTGATCTCGCAAAGAAAACCTTCTTTGATCAGATCACCCGTCAATGCTTCGAAGCAGATCCGCTGAAAGAGTTTCTTCTTTCCACAGATCGGGCCTTCACCGGTTCTGAATGGTGTCGCAGTCAATCCGACCACTCTGGCCGCCGGATTCTGTTCAATGACCTCGCTGATGAATTGCCCGTACATGGTTTCATCAGACGAACTCACCAGATGAGCTTCGTCGATGATGATCAGCGACCGCTCGCCGATCTGTGCAGCCTGTCGATATACCGACTGGATGCCAGCGCACAGAATCGGCTGCTGAGTCTGCTTCGAGTTTAGCCCGGCTGAATACATTCCGACCGGGATCTCCGGCAACAGAATGCGGATCTTCTCAGCGTTTTGAACGATCAGTTCTTTTCGGTGCTGCAGGACGATCACCTGAGCCCCGAATTCAATCGCCTGTTTCGCCAGCATGGCGATTACCAGCGACTTGCCAGCACCCGTCGGCAAGACGATCAACGGGTTCCCGGGTTGAGTCGCAAGGTAATGCCATGCTGCGTCATTGGCTGCGGTTTGATACCAGCGAGGGATCAAGATTCGATCTCCTCGTCATCAAACGCGAATGATCGTACCGGTGATGGTTTTTTTTCAGCGACGGCTGAAGCTAAGTTTTTAACGGCTTGTCGATAGTAACTCGTCTTTAATTCGCATCCCACACCACGCCGACCCTGAATCACTGGTGCGTATACTTCAGACCCCACCCCCATAAACGGCGTCAAAACAACGTCGCTTGGATTCGTCCACATTTGCACAGCCCTTGCAATCACATCCAGTTGCAATGGATGTTGGTGCCGCTCGTCGCCTTCGTCCTTTGATTCCTCGTATGGCAAAACGTTTTCAATCCTAATGTCATCCCAAAACGAAGACGCATAGTGACGCCAGATCCAATGGCTGTATCTGTTCTCAATCTGGTTTCCTTTCCATCCCTTCAGCTTCAGTAGTTCTTTCGGAATTTCACGTTCGCCGTGATACTCGAGCAATCCGTTCGGATGAGTGACTGGCTCTGGATTGACTCCGCGTTTTCTGAAAGGAATCAGGTAGTCGGCTGATGCGACATTCGTCAACGTTGCGTCCTCGCAAATCTGCCGATGTGCCAATGCTTTGCTCATTGTGCGATTGCGGACAGCAAGTGGCTCTTTCCAGATGCAAATTCTTGGCAGCATCTCAAACCCGAGCGACTCATGCAGCCTAATAATGTCGCCCGGAAAATCTGTGTACCCGCAAATGTTGGCCCCTTGCTTTGGTACATCCATGCAATGCACTGCCGAAATTCGACCTGGCTTCATCGCTCTGTGAATCTGCTTCACAATAAATCCGTAGTGCTCAAAAAACTCGGCGTATGTCCGTGCGTTAGACAAGTCGCGAACGCTGCTGCTGTAGTTGTATAAGCACCCTCCGTTCTCCGTCGCAAACGGCGGCGAGTAAATTGACATGCCGACCGACTCGTCTGGTATCGACTGCAACACTTCGGCTGAATCGCCGTTGTAAATCGCGTACTGATCGCAAATAACTTGATCCATTACAGCCATGATGGAACGTGCTCCTTCTCTGGAAAATAATCACTAGTTACTAAGTGCATACTGTCCTGCATGTGAGCGACGAGACTCTGAAACATTCGCTGCACTTGCTGTTTTTTTCGCTCAAGGTTTTCAGCAATCTTTCTCTCGCCTTCGGTCAATACCATGTCGATGGTTACAGGTTTTTTTTGACCGAACCGATAGCAACGACGAACAACTTGGTAATACTGTTCAAATGAGTGACTCGGAAAGATCACCTCATGATTACAGATCTGAAAGTTCAGTCCCCAGGCACCGATTTTCGGTTTGCAAACCAATCGTCTGATCTGGCCCTTTGCAAACCCGAGCAGGTATTCCTCTTTCTGCTCGTCCGGCATTGACCCTTTAACCTGCACACAATCGTCCAGCATCTTTTCAAGCATGTCGCATTCTGGATTCAGTTCACCCCACAGTGCTGTTGATCCATTGTGAGCGTTTGCAAGTTCAACTGCCTTGGCACATCGCTCGTTGATCGTTATGCGACGTTCTTCGCGCTCCTCTCGCATGTCGTTTGCTGACATCGCAAAAAGATTTCCGGCTCTTGCCTTCGTGCATTCAATGATGTGGGCCTGCTCGGTCAGTGGCGGAAGAATGAATCGACTGTCATCGAACCCAAGGTCTGAAGGTTTCTGAATCGAACGAGCCCACGAACAAACCCACGACCAAAAAGGTTCCTCGGCGTGTCCTCGGAAACGGTATTTTGTGCGGCCCCATCCGTGATGATCCTTAGACGTTTCCTGCTTAAAAAACTTTGTGATCATGTCACGAAATCCAAGTAAGCCTAATGCCTCGGAAGATGTGCCAAGTTCCCAAAAATCATTCGGTGCCGCTGTAGCTGTACAAAGCAAACGAAACTGAATCGTTCGCATGAACTCAACGACAGTTGCTTTTCGCTCGCTCTTGAAGTCTTTTATCCCGCTCGATTCGTCACAAACGACACCGGCAAACTTAGACGGATCAAACTTATGAAGCTGCTCATAGTTCGTCACGACGCATTGGCTGGATCCGTCATGTTTGCCATCACGAGACCTGATGGCCTTAATGCCGAATCTGTCCGCCTCCTCCACTGTCTGAGCACCGACAGCCAATGGCGTCACGATTAACACTGGCATATTTGTTCGCTCAATTACTTTTTGAGCCCACGCCAGTTGCATCGCAGTTTTTCCCATTCCGCAATCAGCGAAAATTGCGGAACGACCCATTTTCAAAGCCCACTGCACGAGATACTGCTGAAAGTCATACAGAAATTCAGGTAGTACATCGCAGTCAAATCCACATGAGTTTAGCCATTGGCTCTTTGATTGAATGAAGTTGAGATATTCATATGTCATCTTCCAGCCCTCACAATCCGGACGATCTCAGACACACATGCCTGCACTTCCATCAGTGCCCGATCACCCCATACTGGGTTCCCCATCCGGGTCAGCTCAACACACGCATCCGTCAGCAGTGCCTCGCCAAACGCTTCGGCCTTTTCGATCTCCGGTTTCAAAGCATCCAGCCGAGCCTGTTCCGCTGCTTTCCGTTCGGCTTCTCGTGCTTCGTTTTCGCGTCGATCGTTTTCCTGACGGATACGGTTGATTTCAGCCCGTTCAGTTTCCAGTTTTTCGCGTTCCGCTCGCAGTGCTTCCGCTTCCGATCGGATTTTCTCCTGCCGTTCCCGCTCTTCCTGCAGTCGCTGCTCTGCTTTTGACTGTTCCGTTCGAAGCAGTGTTTCAAACCAGTCGTCTTCCATGACTTCAATGGCTGCGATGTCGCAACCGCCGATTCCAATCGCAGCCAGCAGATTCAGTCGGCTCTGCAGTTTCTCCCGTTTGGCCTGTTCCTTCGCCTGCTTCTCACGCAGTTTTTCCGTTTCGTAGTTGTCTTCTTCTGCGGACAAACGGCCCTCGATCGGTTCGATTTCGGCAATCAGCCGTTTTGCTTCTGCGTTGATCGCTCGCTGATATTTCAGAGCCCCTTCGTTCAGATCCTTCCGCCGCTTGTCGATCTCCAGCCGAAGACGTTTAACTGTCTTGCGAGCTTCAGTGACGGCTTTGATTCCAGCCGTTGCAACGGTCAGATTGCCGAACTCTCGAACGTTCGCAATTGCCAGCTCGTCAGGCCGAAATTCAGCGAGCGTTGACACAATGAGAGCGTCTACAGGTGCCTGCGTTTCTTCGATTGTGATTTCACTCATTTCAAAAATCCTTTCATGAGGTTGGTGCGATTTACAAATGCGTCAATCTGGTGAGTCACTCGCATGTCGGACCACATGCTGTGATAGTGCTCCCAGTATTTCCGTTCATGGTCACCCTGCTTGATGTCCATTCTCAGGACGATCGAATCGATGACGAGAACGCCCAGTTTTTCCTGAAGCAATGCATCACACAGGTTCTGAAAACGTGTGACATCCTCGTGTTTGAACTTCCGAGGAATATCACTCGTCAGGATCTCGTGAGCGTCGTGATACAGCGCCCAAAGCTTCACGTGAGCCGGGAAGAACGAAACCTTTTCAAACAGATCCAGACTATGAGCAAGAACGGTTGCTTTCGGATGCTGGCCGCCGAAACGGCCGATTCGCGACAAGCACTCAGCAACCCATTGTGGATCACTCGCACATCGGTCAGACCACTCTTCCGGATCGTCGATGTAATCAGACCACTGTTTTTCAAGCATAGCGACTCCTTTCAGGCGATAAAAAGAGCCCGGCAGTGAGAGCTGTCTACACTGCCGAGCCACTCGTGATGCCGCTGCTACACCACAGCGGCCGTCGTGGAGATTCACTGCTTGGCGAAAGGATTCGATTTCGCGGCAGGTGCTGCAGGAGCGTTGAAAGCATCATCGAGCATCTGTGATGCCTGCGTGTTGTTGCTCTCCGTCCGTGACTTGTAACCCTTAATCTCGTTTCGCTGGTTCCCGTTCTGGTCTTTGCCGATCGCCACCTTAATCGTCAGCGGTCGGTTGTGCAGCTCTTCGCTGTGTTGTGGGTTCTCAACACCAACGGCGACACAGATCGACTTCAACTGGCTTCGACCGATGTTCTGAGCTTCGGTCGATTTGTTGACGATGTTGATCCAATCAAACACCGTTCGGTTCTGGTACTGACCATTCAGAATCTGAAACTTCAACGACAGGCCCTGCCCGCCAGTCTGTGTCGGTTTCTTTTCGCTGCTCACGATCACAGCGGGATACTCGCCCGGCGGGATCGGTTCGAACGATCCACCAGGCTGAACGTTTTTCAAATCCAGATCCATCAAACTCGCCATTCAACTACCCTGCTTTCTGTACTGAAGAAACTGAAACTTTCTCAACACCGCTGTCACTCTTTGGAAACCACTTCGCATACTCAGACCATGAAAACCCGATCTCTGCTGGCATGCCTTCAAGTCGGTTCTTTGCGAGACAGGCCGCTGATTCCTGAGTCCTCAGGTATCGCTCTGAATTGCCGACCGCAATCCCGCGTTCTTTGTTGAAACCGAGGTCTTCTTTTCGGACAAAGACCCGATACGATGCGAAAAGCACTTCATCGCACCATTCCTGGAGCATCGCTGAGGCGCTGTCATGCAGTGCCGGCTGATACCGGTCGTAGGAATCAGTTTCCGGATCGCTATGTTTTTTGATGGCACAGTGAGCCAGCAGAATGACGCCGATTGACTTCTCCTTCCGCAGCCAGTCGAGCTTAAATGTGATCTCATCCCAATACTTCAGCGCGGATTTGTACCCGTTGCCGAAGCCGATATCGGCAAAGTCTTTTCCGGCCTTTTTTGCGACTTCAGCGTGAATCAGCCCTTCCAGCCAGTCCGCCGAATCGATGGCGATGTGCTGGTACTTGTGCTTATCGTTGGCAAGCCAGATCAACGCTTCATTAACTAAATCCAGTGACTGCAGGTGCTCCGTTCGTTCGCAGTCAATGTCGTCGAGCCCATCTTCCAGATTCAACAACAGGCAATTCGGAGCCTGTGCCGCCCACGTGCTTTTCCCGATGCCATGAACGCCGTACAACAGCGTCCGTCTCGGTTTGGTTTTCTTTCCACTAACAATCTTCACGATTCCATCTCCTCAAAACGGTAAACAAAAATCTCAACACCACTCTCATCACCACCACCTGCAATTCGCTTTTCGATACTTCCTGAGCAAACTTGACAGTCATCGTGCCAAAAGATTCCTGTCAGTGCGTCAAGGACTGCTTTATCGAGGTTGTCTCGGTCTGGTTTTTTGACGTGCCAGATCGACGGCATTGGGCGCGTTTTCCATGTGATTGACTTTGGACGTGGAAACACAAATTCGAGATCAACTCGGAACGGTCCTTCCATCCGCAGTCCAGAAAACTGCTGACGTGCAGCAAACTGAATTGACCGCTTCCACTTCACAACGCCATTGTTTGGTGTGTAATGTCGGCCGCTTGCCGTCGATCGTGTTCGCGGCTGAGCAATCGGAAGCCCTGGCACAAAAAATCGCCATTCCTGAATCAGATCAATCACCGCTCTCCCTCCCGGTAATCCCTGATCTCAGACCGCAGGACCGTCGTTTCCTTTGGAGCGTCAACGCCGATCTTTATCTTGTCGCCCTTGATTTCCAGCACATGAATCAGGATGTCGCCATCAATCCTGATTCCTTCACCCTCTCGACGAGTCAAAACAAGCATTGCAACTCCTTTCGCTGATCACTCGCAGAAATCGAAAGCTCACAGATTCGCTCACTGCAATCTGCCCACGTCTTCGCAGAATCGACACCGCTGAAGCAGTGACCTGCGTTCCGTCCTCGAAACGCCAGGATAAAACACGCCCCCACAGCGGATCACAGATCCGGCCGTCTTGATACAGTGACTGACGACACTGCTGACCAGCTCGCAAACGGTTCAGAACTTCGTCTGCGGTGAGTCCTTTCACGTTTGCGGACATTGATTTCCTTTCAAGATTCAAAAACCAGAGGCAGTGGTGTTGACTCCGCACGAATCGCACACTGCTCTCCGGTCGTACCCTGAAACAATCAGGGTCTGCCGGTTACGGCGGCAGGTTTCATTGTTCGAGTCGTGGCTACCTATCCATGGCATTTAAGAGCGTCTTACGGCTCACCACGATTCCGCTGCCGGGAATCGAACCAGGCGCAGACCATCAGCGGAAAAAAACACTGGAAGCGGTCAATCAGAATCTGCGACCCTGATCCCCTAACGCAGACCGCCTCCAGTGCGGAGCGTTTCGGGTTTAGTCGCGGTCGTTGCGTCTGAGGTTTTCTTCGGTGATCACCCAGCAGACGATGCCACCGAGCACAGCAAAGAAGATTGCAGCAAGCTCACTGATCACTTTGCACCTCTGTTTCTGCAGTAGCAACCGCATTGAGAACAGACAGAGGCAGGACCAGAGGACTGTTGATTGACAGCACCGCAAGCAACGCAGCGCCATGCTGAATATAGCATTGTTAGAAAAAACATTCACTGTCTCCCTTCAGTAAAGACAATAGCGTTCCAAGTTTTGAACGTCAACGCGTAGGATTGTTTTTTTTCAAAAGTTTTGCAAGTTCGATTCCAAGAGCGTTTGCAATACGTGTCATGACTCGCTCGCTTGGCGAGTGATGCCCGTGCAAAATCCGCGACAGATAACTGCGGCGCATTCCGGCGAGATCAGCCAAAGCCTGCACTGATAGATGTTGTTTTTCGAGACGCTGGCGGAGGTTGGAGGAAAAATTATTCATGTTGAGATATTGACATGTTTTCGAAACAAGTCAAGATAACGTTAGAAAAATGAAACATACACCACACGCCAAAGCCGCAGAATCCTGATCATCGATTAAACAAAACGGCCAGAAATTTTACTGAGGCACGGCATGAGTAAAGCATCGGAAATACTGCGGTCGACAAACAACTTGTTTCCCGTCCTTTTGTGCAGAAAATATTTTTCTGAAAATGTGTGTAGAATATCTTGCAGCGGTCGATAAGGTGTGTATAATAATCACATCACGGCAACGATAATCACAAACAAGGAAACGAAAAATGTCACTCGCAAAGCAAATCGAAGCAGCCCGCAAAGTCGTCAACAAGTTCAAGTTCGGAACACAAGAATGGGAATCGGCAATGCAAATCGTTCGCGACCTAGTTGCAAAGCACGATGCACAACAGCCAGCCGAAGAATTTTGCAGCATCGACAGCGGAGTTCATCCAACACGATTGGTGAACGGTCGCATAATCAAGGCGGCAAAGTAATGGCAAACGAACGACGCAACACGACACAGCCCACCGACTGGTGGGCAGCGTGGGAGGAAGCGGCGAAATCCGCTGGATTGGATTTGGCGGCGTGGATCGGCAAGCAGTGCAACAAGGCATTGCCAAAAGAGGTCCGCGACACGTTGAGCGAACGCGCTACCCGTGGCCGTCCGCGAAACGTGGAAGAACCAGATGACTAGGTACGCATAACGCCCGGCGTTAACCGGACCGCGAGCGGTTGACGCTGATTCTGAAAACGCCTGATTCGCGGTTCCGGTTCAACGCTTTGTTATCTGGAGTGGTTTATGTGCGATCGATGCGGATGCGATGGAAACGAAACTCCCTGTGATGCCTGTAGTTTCATTGAAGCGAGGAGTAAAAAGTTTGCTTCATGGGACCGCAAGAATTTAGAGGAGTTGGCTGCAGAAATGTTGTCGGCTCTTTTGCGGGCTGTGGCATGGGTTGAAATAGACGAACAAACACACGGAAGGCCATTCGGAACAGGCAATGAACTGCGGGAAGTGATTGCGAAGGCGTCTTCCAGATAACGACCAAGATCACAGGGGCTGTATTGGACAACGCAAAGGAAAGACTTATGAAACAACCAGAAGACGTACCAGCCTCCTGTGCATCGCCTTGTTCACCTGAGTTTCGCTTGATCAGGTACAATCCGCGACGGGCCTTGCGGGGAGCACCAGCGGCAGAAGTTGAAGTGAATGGTGAACCGCTTTGGATGTCGCGTTCAGATGTTCGAAATAACATACGTGATTTTGGGTGGCATCCACAGCTTGCAAAAGCACTTGAAGCCTATGACTGCAATAAGCCTTACTCGTTGTACTGACTTTAGGTGAACGACAGCATTCACCGGGTGCCGCAGCCCGGTGTAGATTTCTGAAAACGGATGGTGCGGCACTCCGGTGGAATGCTTTGTTATGCGTGTGATCATTGCTGGTGGACGTGAGGTTGCAGGACTCAGAGCAGACAGCATGGTGCGAGCAGCGATATCAGATAGCGGGTGGAGTGGTGATATTGTTGAGGTGATCCATGGGGCTGCATCTGGGATCGATTCGGCAGCACACAGGGTGTGTGAAGGTGTTTGGCCGGTAAAGCCAGTGCCAGCGGATTGGAAAGCTTATGGACGCGCGGCAGGGCCGATTCGCAATCGAGAGATGGCCAGTATGGCTGATGCATTGATTGCTGTTTGGGACGGTAAAAGTCGAGGAACGAAGAACATGATTGAGACAGCGGAAAAGATGGGCTTGCGAGTGTATGTTCATCGCTACGCATAACGACGGCATTCACCGGGTGTGCGCCGGTGACGTGATTTCTGAAGACGCTGGACGCACACTCCGGTGGAATGCTTTGTTATGCTGTTTTAAGGAGTGTTAATGTCAAGGGTGCAGTACAAATACTGGATGGTTCATTCGCGTGAGGGTGGACCGGCTGCAAAAACGTACGACGACTTTGGCACCGCGTTACAGGAGGCTCAACGTCTTGCGTCACAGCAACCGGGCAGGCGATTCGGCGTCATGGAACTTGTCGAATGCTGGGTAGTAGAGCAGCCAGAACCTCATTCAGTGCGAGTTGAGCACGCACCTCAAGCACAATCGGCATAACGACCGGCGTTCACGTGGCCGGAGGAGTAAAACTATGCATTCTGAAAACGCTGAACCGACGGCTCCCGTGCAACGCCTTGTTATCCGCCTTCCACAGCGGTTCCAATGGAAAAACCGGATGGATGGTCCGTGGTTAAACGGAATCGTTTTTCCGGTTAGTGGCAGGGAACTGTGGCAAATTCACGCCGGCCTAGGCCACGCGACGTTTTATGCTGACCCATGGGAAGCTATGGGGATGGTGCTCGGAGACGCGGCTGGGTTCCGGTGGATCGACAATGATTACGAATGGGAACCGAAGGGCGCGATCTGTTGTGATACGATTTATGAGTCAGCGGAAGACTTTCGCGTTCATTTGTTGGTTGCTCATCAGTGCGGATAACGCTCAAAATCACATGGCAGCGGCCAAACAGGCCAGCCATGTGAGAAACCGTAACCCGCTGCTCATGTGCATTTTGTTGTTGTGCTGCCTCTTCTGGAAAATTTCAAAAAAGAGTCGTTGACGCCGTACGAATGTACGATATATTTATATCATCAGACACGAGTTGTGTTTGGTCCGCCTTGACGGGTTTCGAGCCAAGTGAAAGACAGAACAATGACACGCTACGCGACAATTCGAAATATTGAAGCTGTAAAGCACAACGGATATTTGAGCTTATCGATCCTCAGTAAATCCGCAAATGTGCGGTACACACTGGAGCGAGACCAAGACAATGATGGCGTCGAATTCACCACTGCTACGCTGAATGCTGAGGACTTGTTAGCCTTGTACGAAATGGATGAGGTATCAATCGGGCGAACGGAAAAAGACGAGTTTGAATTGTACCTGTGTCAAGTAGCAGAACGGAATTGATACATGATTCAAACGCGAATTCCTGTTGAGCCATTTTATGATCAGGATGGCATCACGATATACAACGCTGACTGCCGAAAGTTGCTTCCGTGGCTAGAAATAGACCGCGTTGTCACTGATCCGCCATACGGCATATCGTTTGCCGGAAAGCGTCAAGGCACAGATCCTGTGAACGAAACTCCATATGATCAGTATCTAGATTCTGTGGAAAACTTTGCAAAAATAGTTGTTCCTGTGATCGCGCTCAGTTGCCAAATCGCAAAGACTGTGGCTACGTTTTGCCCAGTGCGACATATCGGCATGATGCCAGTGCCAAGCGATGCTGGAGGAATTTGGCAGGAAAACGGAAAGGGTTTGTCACCTTTTGGATTTACCAGTTTGCATGCAGTGCTGTACTACGGAGAAGATCCAAAACGGCAGGGACGTGTCGGAGGATCGTGGCCGACAGGTTTTCGGCATGATGGAAAAGCGACTGTCTGCAAGCAACATCCTTGCAGCAAGCCAGTAGAGTGGATGCGATGGCTGATCAATAGGCTATCAAACGAAGGCGACGTTATAGCCGATCTATTTATGGGCGCAGGTACAACGCTACTTGCGGCAAAGCTGGAGGGTCGCAAAGCGATAGGAATTGAGATCAGCAAACCATATTGCAAAGCGGCAGTTGATAGGCTGAAACAGAAAACGCTATGGTAGACCACCTTCAGTCAGTCATCGCAGCCCGAGCGGAATCGCTCGGGCTGTCTTCTTACGAAATCGCAAAGCGATGCGACGGAAGCCCAAACAGCGAGGCTGTCAGTCGGTACATTCGCGGCAGATGTTCGCTCGGTTCGGCTTACGTATCGAAGATTTGCGACGTGCTCGGGTTAGAGCTTTGCGCAAAGAAGAAGGGCAGGAAGCCCGATCCATCGAAGTAAGACAGGTAGGCAGGACGCCGTGATCTGTCAGCACAACGCCGCACTTCACCGGGTGGCAGCCGGTGGATTTTCCATACTTTTCGACTGGGTCTGCCACTCCGGTGAAAGTGCTTGTTATGCGGTTTATCGTCACTGTGCTCAATACTCTGGATGAGATCGATATCGACGGTTTCACGGAGGATGTTCTTGAGGAAGCCAGAGAACTCGAAGAACACTTCACGATTCAGACAGATCACAGGTTAATAGCAGGAGATCATTTGACGTTTTATGGCAGCGACGGAAACACGCTGTATGCCTTCGAAGTGGTGCAAGTGCAGTTGTCTGGCGATTTGGTGCGCAAGAAAGAGGACTTGGAACTTCGCCTGAATGGAGATCACGAACTGCGTGTGAAGTGGGTTTCAATTCGTTGAGTCCGCATAACGCCCGGCGATAACCGGGCGGGGAGTAAAACATGGAAAAACAAAAGCAGGCTGATACCGCTCCGGTTGATCGCCTTGTTATGCCGCATGTTCACGTGCCAGCCCATGACTCTGGCGTCACATGGTGTCAAAAGTGCGGGACATTTGACCGTCACTTCTCAAGTGCGGCATGTCGGCAGATAGTTGTCGTGTTCGACCACGGTGATGCGTACGTTTACGGACCCGGATCAGACGGGCGGATAGATTATTCGGAACCACGTGACTGGCCCTGCTGGTGGCCCAGTCGCATTACGAGCGATTTCTGTGATAAATATATGATTCCGTGGGTGTTGGCATAACGACAGGCATCACCGGTGCCGACGAAAGACGAGGTATAGAAATGACTGAAGGAACTGAAAATGCGGGTGCATCGGCTCCGGTGCATGCCTTTGTTCACACGCCCGGTCCGTGGGTGGTGGATTATGAGGGTTCGATCGGACACGTGAAAAGCGTGGCTGAGAGACCAGATTATTTCACGCCAACAGTGGCGAGATACGACACAGGGGCTGTGTCGATTGGGCCTGACGAGAAACAGGCGAACGCACGGCTGATTGCTGCCGCTCCGGATCTCCTTGAAGCGTGCAAAGCTGCGCTGGCAGCGATTCGTTCCGCGTGTCAGGACGGATCGATCATCTGGCTGGATCCGCCATATGTTCTGCCCGGTGTGCATGAGTCAGCAGCAGAACGTCTGCAAAATGTGATTGAGCAGGCTGAGTCAGTCGTGTGAACGACAGCCATAACCGGGCGGCAAGGTGTCCGGTGTCACTTTAGGATGCGGCGTCGTTGCCGCTCCGTGTTCATGGCTTTGTTATCTGGAGTTTAGTATGGCGTTCGATATTCCACGGGAAGAACCGCAGTACGAAGACGAGTTGGAAGATAAATTTCGTGAGTGTATGCAGAACAGCGTGCCCGCTCGCCGTGGCTACGATGCCGCGAAGTCGTTTGGACTGGATGAGGAATCACGATTGAAGGCGGCAATCATTCAGTTGACCGAGATGAACAAGCGAGCAATGGCCATCATCACGGATGCGATCATGCACGGGATGCCGATCACGCCAGAAGTTGCTGATGTCAGAAATCAGATTGTTGGTTCTTCCAGATAACGCTGCACTTCACCGGGTGGCAGACGGTGGAGTTTCCATTCTTTTCGGCGGGGTCTGCCACTCCGGTGGAAGTGCTTGTTATGCCGCAATATTTGTCGGTCACGATTGTGCGTGAGCAGTTTCAGGAAATCGGCGTAGTGGTTCCTGATGACCTGTCGATTGATCAGGCGAAAGTTTTCATTCGCAAGCATATCGAAGAAATCGCTGAAGATCTGTGCTACGAGACAGACTGGATGGAGGATTCAATTCAGGCAGAACGCATCATGCCTGTCAGTCAGGATGTGGCCACCGGCCTTGGACTTCTCACATGGGATGAACTTTCAGAGTGTAATCGGTCGGCATAACGACAGTATTCACCGGGTGTGCGCCGGTGACGTGATTTCTGAAATCGCTGGATCGCACACTCCGGTGCAATGCTTTGTTATGCCTTTTTTTTCGGAGGGGAATTATGTTGCCACATCAACAGCGAGTCGTTGACGAAAAGATTGATTTAGACGCGAAAATCGAAAAACTGATGACGTTCCTGACAACGTCTGTTTTCGATGGGTTGGACAACGGGGAAAAATCGAGGTTACGCATTCAGTTGGATGCGATGGGGACATATAGCACAGTTTTGGGTGAACGAATCGCTCATTTCGGATAAGGCATAACTTTGAATTATCCGTCGCGTGTTGTTTTCAAAGTATCACTTTGCGCGTGATATCCCGATATCGCTTCCCCAAAACACAGCGAGCCGGACGGGTTTCCCCGCCGGCTCTCCCGGTGCTGTGGTGTGGGCCTGCATGGTGCCAGGGCCGTAGGCTATGACGGTCCGGTGCTTTCGAAATGCTCACAAGCTTGACAATCGGCTTCTGTGACGTCCGTTTTGAGCAGTCTGCAAATATGTAGTTGATCGCAGCATCGACGGCGTGAGCCGCGATGTGTGCATACACTCGTTTTTATTTCTTCACGCAACACACATGCCTCACAGGTTTCTTGGAGCACGAACAGCATGAACTGTGCCGCAGATTGATGCTGGCAAATAGTGCCAGATAAAAACCTGCACGTCACAGATAATTCAGTGCGATCGTCATCGTCGATGGACATGTAATGCCTAGAAATGTGTCACGTCGTGGATTGTATGCTGTCGGCTCATGAGTCAATACGATACCACTGCCGTCAAAGTCGTTTGAACAATCAACTTCTTTACGATATATGGCAAAGCCACCTCCTGACGGCATTGAAAACGCTCCTCCACCAGGTGGCTTAAAATCAATGCATGCATAAGGAATATCCGGATATCCAGGCAGTCCAAAACCTGCAGTGTCGGCTGGATCTGTTTCAGAAATACTCCACCAACTACGATTTGTAATTGCTGCCGTAACGAACGTCACGAACGCATCCGCTCGCCAATATTTGACTGCCGAAATAGTTTCGATATAGACTCTTATAGCGGTAAAAATAATCTCGGTGCGGCACGTCCATCGTTGCGTGCTGCCAGTCATCACCAGTGTAGTACATCTGGAATCACTGATCGTCGTTATTACTCGATTCCATGGATCTGACGCGTTCACGGCATTGACTGGCTCGTAAAGCGTACCAACTTCAAGCTCTGAGTTAACCTGTACTGCCGGGAAATTTTTTGACGCGACACTGTGATACACTGCCGGAATTGCTGTGCAGTCATTCCATAGCCACTGGCACGGGTATACATTTACTGTTGTTCCGGTTTGATTTGAACCAAAGCCGTTCGTGATCGTGGCCGCTGGTGCTTGCCACAGTTCCAAGGTTGTTGGTATGCCGTTCGGTGATTTGAAATATTGCGTTGCTGACCAAGTGATATCTCCCAGAGGCGCGGTGTACACTCCATTGCACGCATTAGTGTCACCATCACTGTAAGCAAACCCGCTAAAACCACCGTGCGTGACAGTGATTTTTGACCAATCGATTCGGAAACGTTTGTTTGCACATCCAAAGCATGGGTAAGGATCACCGCAACAGCAAAGACTCATAAACATTATCGAGCCCCCATCGGGCCGCAATCACCCACAAACCACCAGTGCCCGTCAATCCATTCGGCTTTACCAAACGTGTCGGCTTCGTATGATTGGCTTTCGCTGTGATTCCAGACGGTGATCTGGTCTGTTGTCTCGGTGTATTCCTCGTCCACATCGAACCACGCGAGACGCGTTGCAAGGCATGATGTCGCGCCGGTTTTGGAATCAGTGGCGACGTCTAGGGCTTCGTCGAGAATGACAGTGATTGGCGGCTGCGTGCCCATTGGTCGCGGACCACGTGACGTGATGCCAACGTTTGGCGTCGCCTGCCTGCGAAGATAATCTTGCCACAGCAGGCGACCTTGTTCAACAGAGAACGCAGCGAAGTCTGTCATCAGCCTTTAATGTCCATTACGAAATCAATGTTCGCGATCGTCGGAGTTACGGCAGTCACCGTCGCCGCGTCAGTGCAGGCAATCGCAATTCGAACGTCAAGAATGTCACCTTTTACCAGTGACGTCGCAGTAATCGTAAACGTTTTGTCAGCAAACGTCAGGCTATTAATTGATTGTGCCGCAGTGGCACACAGATCAGCGCTGATGCCGCTGGTTTTGTCGTGTCGATAACATTCGACATCGACCGTACAGGACGTGTCGGCAATTGTCGTTTTCATTCCAGCCGACAAAACAATCGTAAACGTTTCCGCGTCGTCGTAGCATTCAGGGACGACGAATGAAAAGCGAGCGTAGCGAGTCGTTGCACCAGCCGCCTTCAGATCGCCTGCCTGCACCATCGGTGGAGCCGTGCCGAACGTGCCGCCAATCAAGGCCAGATCGTCGGTTGCTGCCGTTCCAGGTAGATTGGTGTGGTACGCGTCCCACACTCGCAGAGAGGTTAAATTGACTGGAAATTTCTGGTTTGTATCCTGAACCAGAATTGTCGAGCGTGTCTGTGCTGACACACCATTTGATGGAACGGAAAGCGATCCCCGCAGTGTAATATTTTCCGAGACGATCAGTGTATCGGTGGTCGATGGCATTTTATATCCCTCAGACTAACCCTAGTGCGGCATATGGAAGCGAGCCATAAACCTGAGTGTATTTGTAAACAGCGTTATCCGGATTGGTTTCTAACGTGCCGTCAGTTTTCAACAGCACAGGTTTTGCGACCTCAACTTTCTGGGAATCTGTGGCACGTTTTACGATCGACCCTTCCTTGACGTAAAAACCTTCGTGTCGCCATCGCTTGTGCCACGCTTGAGCGTCAGTGGCTCCAGCAAGTCCCTTGCGAAACTGAATTCGAGCCGTTACGTCCCAACCTTCGTTTACCCCTCCATAGGTGAAAGAGTTCTTAGCACTAAAACCGATCAGACGTGCAGTGCCGGGAGCCCAACCGAGAAACGTATCGGAGTTCGTAGCGTGTCGATATTCTGCAATTGCAAACGTGTTAATCGATGAAAACCGCCGTCTAATCACGCACATCTGGTCAGCGAGGTCCATCGTTAGACCCTCGACCTTTTCGCCATTTGCCGTGACGATCGCTCGTCCGTTGTAGTCTCGATCGATTGCTTCTGCTGCCGCTGTGTCACCCCATTCCACCTCGACAGATTCCGCCTCGTAATCTGGTGACTGAACGCCTTCATAGCCTACGGTCACTACCCAGAGTGTAGGACCGAGTGCATTGACGGTGTAGTTTTTTGCGTAGCTGTAAGCCCCGCTTGGATGCTGTTCACCGAGTGCGGGAATCCCGACCGCAGAGACTGCGACTGTCGCATCGTCGCCGATTTCGCAGAGCACCTGCCACGCTTCTGTGAATTGATACTTTGCGGAAAACGGTGAAAAGTTTTCAGACGAAAACTGTCCGCCGCGTTTTGACCACATTTGAGTGACGTCGATTACGCTCATGCGACTGGCACCAATACAGAGCCTTTAGCGGTGTTCTCTGCAATCTTGCGCTGTGCATCTAGACTTTGAGCCTGAAGAGCGTTTTGCTTTGCTATCTCAGACTTGACGCCATCAAATGATTGCTTCAGTTTGTCAAGCGGTCCACTGCCTTCACCACGCGTCAGCAGGCGTGATTCGCTGGCCTGCAGTGGTCCTGTTTCGGATTTCTTATCCGGCTCTACCTTCTTTCCGTCCTGCTCTTCCTGTTTCTTCTGCTGCAGCAGATCCAGCGATGCTTCCTCTGCTGCGATAGCTTTCGCCGTCGCTTCGTCAACACCTTGATTGATTAGTGACTGAACTTTCGCTGCCTCTTTACCGCGTTCGAGTTCGATCCGTCGCAACTCCAAACGTTCCGCTTCTGACTTCACTAGGTCATCGAGACGTTGCTTTTCCTGTTCTGCTTGCTGCAATGCCAATTCCGCAGCCTTCTGTTCTTCGTCGCGAATTCGTTTTCGTTCCTCTTCGAGTTCCTTTTCCGCTTCCATCTTCGCATGAATTGCGTCGCGTTCTCGCAGCAACTGTTCCGCCTCGCCACGATCTTCAGCAGTTGTGTTTTTCGCTGCCTCAATTTGCAGTTGCTCTTCCTTCGATGCCTTGAGCAACTGCACTTCTTCGCGCAATGTAGCGAGATACTTCTCTGATGCGTCTTTGGCTTCATTAGCAGCAGCCAATGCCTGCCGTTCCTGCTCTCGCACAGACACCAGCATTTGGATCTCTTGGCGCTGCTCTCGCAATGTCGCGAGACGTTCTTTGTCAGATTTCAGCAGCTCCTGAGCTTCGACAGCTGAAGCTTTTCGTTCTCCCGTTATCTGCCACGCCTCAGCCCATTTTTCAACGGCTTTTTCGGATTCATTCACGTTCATGGTGACGGTGGCGAGATCCTTATCAAGCTTGACGAGCAACGCTTCGTAAGCCGCTTTTTTCTTCTCAGGATCGCGGATCAGCTCGATGTCAGTCTTCTGGCTGTCCATCATGCCGGCACGCAGACTGCGAAGCCTGTCATCTAGTTCAGAAGCAGCATCTCTCGCCCGCTGCATCTCTCGCTCAAACTTCTTCGTTTGAAAGATAAAGTCACCGAGAGCCTTGCCGATCGCCCCGCCGATCGTGGCCGCGAGACCGACGAGCCCAATTCGCATTGCAATAACACCGCCGGCTCCGGAATCGGTTGCCTCGCGAAATGCCATGAATTTTCCAGTGGCATTTGACACCTGCGAAGCAATCTTTCCGACTTCTCCCGCACCGTTAATATTTGCGAGTGTACCAACCAGTTCAACTATGCTTTTCGTAGCGTTGCCGGTTTCTCGCACAGTGCTGGAGGCATCTTCAAGCTTTTCTTTGATTGCCTCCTGTGCTTGTGCGTACTTTTCGGAGCTGATCACGCCCTTTTCGTGCATCTCATCAAGATCGACGAGCATCTGTTTATAGCGGTCTGCTGGTGATTCCAGATCCGACAGGACTGATTCGACGCGTTTCATTGCCGCAGTCATGTTGGCGGAAGATTCAGCGAATTTCTGCGACGCCTGATCGTCGGCCTTAATCAGAATTTCGACTGCTTCGCTCATTGCGGACTTTTCTTTCTTCGGATTCGAAGAACGCGACGGCCTGAATAAAACTTACTGACTGATCGAGCGTGCCACCAGAAATTGGCGGAAGCCCTTTGCCGAACAGGTCAATCAGATCGATCAACGTCACCATTTTTCCGCAGTATGAATTCGGGCATCCATCCAGCGAAAACACACCTTCCACACAATGACTGCAACCAGTTCCATCACACACAGGACATTCAATGTCTATCCGATGCTCTTCCGTGCTCAGGCTATAACACTTTCCCGGAGTACATGACCGGCACAGCATGCCGCCACGTATCAAGGCTGCTGTTCTAAGCTTTTTTTTTCCTCTGGTGTGACGTGCTGGTTGTACATGACTTTTCGAAGTAACTCACGAGCCTCCTGGAACGTCAGTACATCCCGCAACGCTTCAGCCGAATACTCGATTCCACCCATGTTGGCCCAGCCAAGAATCACGTTACTGAGCACAGCAACTGTCGCGTCAAACAACTGAGCTAAGGTGAGCTTGTCGTTTTCTGCCCACATGTCGAGGACTTCGCCAACTTTCTGCTGTCCTCGCATTGATTGCGACTTGGCATAAAAAGTTGGGCGAGTTGCTTCAGGCTTATCCTGATCACAATCCAATACCACCGGATACTTCTGGCCCGGCTCGAGTGAAATCGGCATAAACTCTTTCAGTCAAACGTGATTGTCAGTTCGGTGTCAGCACTGCTACCCTGAGTCGCCAGCCAAGTGAGGTTGTCGACCATCATGTCTGATCGGTTGCCTTGCTGCTTGTTTTCCAACTGTGCTTTTGGTGCTGCGATGGTGATGGAAGAACCAGACGCCCCGACCTGAATCGACAACGCCTGTGCAGACGAGGTCAACCACAGTGCGTCTCGGTCCTGTGTCGCGACCAGTTCAGATTCTGGATCTGCGGTGATGACTGGTGCTCGGTTAGTGACCAGAGCGGAAACGTATCCGGAGCGATCACTGGCGTTGACACATTCCCGCATGATGACGCTGTTGCCTGCGTCTACCTCAAGCGTTGATGTGCAGAGTGCAACGCTGTTCCACGTCAAGGCACCCTGAGCAAACCGCAGCGGTGAAACCGTCGGATATGTCGGTGTGATGAGTGCCGTGTCGGTTTCGTTGCTGCTGTATTTCCCAGTGAACGTGAACTCGATGTACGCCACCTTGCCAGTCGGACAAACAATTTTCCAGGTGCCCATTGCGCCGGTGAGCAAGGAACGCTTGCCGTCTTTGTAGTGGCCGATGGTCAATGTCTTGACGTTACTTCCGGGACCTTCAGACTTCGGTGAAAAGACGGAACCGGCCGCCACCCATCCACAGGCCGGAAGCAGCACGCTCGCCCAGTTCGGAACGTCCGTTCCGTTGTACGTGAGATCGTGAACGATCGTGCATGTGCCTGTCATGCCTTCGGCAATGCTGGTCAGGTAGTTAAACCCGCCCTGACCTTCACGGCGAGTAAATGCGACGTTGGGCTGAATCATGAAATCTCGAGCGTTGTAAACGCCTTCAGCACCGGTCAATGATTCGGCTGTTCCAATCGTCGTTTCCGTCTTTGCAGCGAATACCGCGCGACGTCGTAGCAATGGCATGAGTTCTTTCCCTTATGTTTTGACGAGACCACTTGCTTTAAGCAGGTTTAGGTTGATACGACGATCGATTTGATATCTCAGTTCCGCTTCGACAACTTTTGCTTGTGGTGCCGCTAAACTGTTTTTGACGTATGCGCCCCAGGCTGACACGCCCCGCTTCTGTACAATCGGCTGTCTCATGCGTCCGCGATGGCGACCCTTAGTCATTTTGACCGCCGCCCCTTCACGCATGAAAACATTCCCTTTCCAACTGACTTTTATAACACCGGGCTTTGGTCCCATAAACGCCCCGTTGAGACGTTTTCGCCCGCCAGTTTTGCTGATTTTGTAACCTACGCCGCGTTTATCCTGCTTCGCTCCAAAGTGCCGCAGCCCCAGTCGTGGTGTTTTTTTCAGAGACACGACAGCCGACAGGTTTTGCTCCGTCGCACTCGCTCGAATACTCAACGGCTTTTCTGATTCCTCTTTTTTCAAGTTAACCGTAGCCCGAATGCCGCGACCCATTTCCAGCTTCGTTTTTTTGCTTACCTGATTGATTGCTGCAGCCAGTTCCTTCTTCATCTTCTTGCCAACGCTAGCCGATGCCGTCGCGAGCTTCTGCAATTGGTTCTGATCGATTTCAATTGCCAGCATTAGTTGCGTACCGTGTACGGATCACCCTCGGACACTCGAAACGTCACAATTACTGGAACTGCAATACCCTCATATCCACCATCAGACGTTGCTGTGATCTGTGGCCCGAAGTCTGCATTGATCGCATTGCCGTCGAACGTGTGCCAAGTGCCTGATGTTCTGATTGCTTTGTGAATCGCAGCCTCTGCGACGTCTTCGTACAACTCAATCGGAGTAGAATCTTTTTCGCTCGGAGCGATATGAACACGCACAAGAAACGTTTGCTGATATGCGATCGCTGGGGGATTGCCCGGACAATCGAGGTTTTCAACTCGTGTCACTTCTCCACGTGTCAACACGATCAGACCATGAGCCGGTGTGTATGCTGCAAGCTTTGTTGGACGCACCACATCAACAAATGTAAACGCGTCGTTCGGTTCAGTGATCAGCGTTTCGAGACGTGCGAAAATCTCGTCAGAGATTTTTGTCACAACTGGCTTTTCAATAATCACCGACATATCAACACCAACATTCCCTCGTCATGTTCCGTCAGCAACTGCACAGAGACCTTCCGAGCCGTTTCACCGATTCGAGGTGCCAGACTGATCTGATCGCCTCCCGTGTCGAGTTCGTCGCTACTGATTCCAGTCGTTGCGCTGTTCGCAACACGCACTTCAAATTCCGTCAGAATCTGCTCGTCCGGATTGAACGTAGCCACCTGATTGCGGGTGACGACAGCTTTGATTTCTCGCGGCTGTCGCACCGCATCAGTATGGAATCGATGCGGGTAGTATGTCACCGTTTCAGCGAAATGATCGCTGTTGAGAAACACTGTTCCCGCATCAGTTACAATCCGTCCTGCGAGACTCATATCAATTTCGCTTCGAAACGATCTTGATATAGTCGACAGAAAACGCATCGGTGTTGTTGTCCGACGTTTTCTGAATCTGGAAGTATGGCTGAAACCCTGCGGTGTAATTCGCCATCGTGAAAGTCGTAGACGCTGCCACTCGCACACCGTCGATATAAAATTTGACGTCTGACTTCCCGCCCGTGAAATCAATCACGAACTTGCGATAAACGCCGCTGACGAAACTGACTCCGGTGGCGACGTCGTCTCGGTCGGTGACCGCGTCATCTGTTTCGCAGACGATCGCGTTGCTGCCGATAATGCGAAACAACGCATGCGAAGCAATGTTATCAATTGCGTCGGCGCGGGCACTGGCCAAACCAAACGCGATCGAAGTTGTTGAGTCGCATGTACCACCCGTCTGAGCAGTAAACTTGACGCGAAATTCAGCCCGCTGAATCAGGTCAATGTCATAGTTCAGAATGTCGCTCGTGAAGACGCAACAATTCTGCACTTCCGTAGCTGACGAGTTTGCAAGCGTCAGTTCACCATTGATTCCGCCGACTGTTGCGGTTGGTGTCGTCCCTGTAAGGACCAAATCCCACTGATCGCTTCCAACTGGCGACGCGAGCACTGTTTGTGGCCCAAGAAAATCGTCATACCATTCCACGAAATCCTGAATACCAGCCATAGTCTTCACCTTTCAAAACAACGGTCATCGCATTCCGCTACGTTGTGGAGATGCTTTCATAAAGCCGGCTGGCCGCACGACCAGCCGGCGGAGATCACGTCACAAGAGCATTACGCTCCGTTGTGCTTGTACAGGCCGCGATAGTCGATCGGAGCAACTCCGAATGTCTGTCGCACCTTGTATTTGTACACGTCCTTGTCGAAGTCCCATTCGTTTTCGAGAACTGGGGATTGCTCACCTTCAAGGAAGGTGATTTCGACGGTGTCCACCTGACTATTGTTTGCAGCCAGATACCAAGCCGTTGAACTATTGGCGTCGAGCAGTGGCTCGACGATCACCTTCAACGGTCGGTCTCCGTTCGGCCCGTAGATGTTTTTGGTGTTGCTGTTACCTGCAACGTTGCCACCCACTGACGGATCTGCAAATGAAGCCATCAACTGTAATGCTGTTGCACTGAGTGCCGCAGGAACGATCAGGAAGGCCGGCTGAATGTTCAGAATTACGTCCGAACGCAGCCCCTTTTTCGTCATCATGCTGATGTATGCGGTGTTCAGAGTGGTGACACTCGGAGCACCTGCACCCGTCGCGAGATTTGCGTGTCCGCCGGCTGTCGTCTGTGCTGTCGCGTTAAACAAAGCTCCAGTGTCAGCCATTGTCGCATTGCTTGTCAGAACGCCATAGACGGCCTGATTCTGCATACGTCGACACGCTGCACCCTGCATTGCAGGAATGCGGCTGATTGCGTCAAGATCATCATTGACGACCGTTTCCCAAGTGATTGTGAACATGTTGCCGTACTTGTTGACCTTGTACGTTTCGCGAGCGTCGTTCATTGGTGCATCAGGATACGGATTGCCTTCTGGAACCATTTCTGGCGTCCCCATTTCGCTGAACCGGATGCGATTCAGGTTCTTGAAGTCCGCAGTTGTGCCGGCGTCACGAGCCCACATTGACCACGTGAACGGAGCTTCTTCGTACCCCGCGAGGAGGGTTTTGTTTGCTGCGTCCAGAAGCAGGTTCGAGAAACTGCCTGTGGTGTGGTACGCGTCACGCTGCACGCGATATCGATTGAGCGTTCCAGGGTGGCCCATCGCAACGAGTGCGATATCTTTTGGAGCCATTCGCCGAACGTCGCAGCCGAGCTTTTCAACGTACATTTCAGCAACTCGGCCCAACTTCATGTTCACGAAATCTTCGTGACCTGCAGCCAGTTTTGCAGACGCCTGACTGCGAATGCCGCCCTGACGGAAGGTACGGACAACGAGACCGTCTCGCATTGCTGCGAACATCTTGTCATCAGCGGATTCTGTCACAGTTGCGGACATGCCGGCGGTCTGGCCGATTGGTTTGGTTGCCATTCTTTCGAGAATCCTTGTACGAGCGGTGTTGAGATCAACGCCGCCATCACAGAGCTGGTCGGCAAAGGAACGTTCGATTTTGTGAGTCGTGCAAAGTGCGTGGATCTCTTTCCGTCGCTGCGAATCCTTATTGAGCGCCCGGACGATTGCTTCTTCCACTTTCTTTGCTTCCTCTTCCTTCGTTGCGCCGTCCATGTTTTCGACGATGTCTTCTTTCTCTTTCTCAGGCTCAGTCATGCCTTCCATCTTCTTGATTGGTTCTTCTGGTTTCGGCTTTTCACCCGGATTCATCTTGCCGACAACCCACGCCAAAACCTGATTTGGATCCGTCATTCCGTCTGGGAGCCCCATTGCTGTGAGCTGGCCCAATAGCGCCTCGTCCATTCTGGTTACCTTTCTTTCGAGGTCTGTATAGGACCTGCGTACAGTTGAAAGCTCGTCTGCACCTGTGGTGCAAATCGAAGCGTTATGAGGCTGCCATCTCACATGGATGACAGCAGGACCTTCTACAGTCACACCGCGTTTTGTGGTGTATGACTGCCCGTGTGGGACAAACATTGATTCAAGTGGCTCAGCGGTGATTGAAAAATCAGTGATGTGGCCTTCATTCATTCGCGTACAGATCGCTTGCGATTCTGCGTCTGACGCAAAGTACGGCTTGCCGTGAAGTTCGCCGTCTCGGATTTCAAGATCACGAATGCTGCCGAAAATGTTTCTGACAGTGCGATCGTCGTGAGAATCGACAATAGGAAACTGCTGCTGTCCCTTTCGCAGAACCATGCCTTCCATCAGCAACACTTCATTAATGACATAGCCGCGATCTTCGTCGTATCGCCGAACGGGTGTTTCCGTGGCGACGACAACGTCGGACACACCGCTATTCATGCCGACGGATCGCATGACGACGCGTTCGTGTTTGGATGGTGGCAGTTTTCCTTTTTTACGTGTCATCGTCGTCATCCGTCTTGGCAGCACTCTCCTCAGCCGCTTTTGCCTTTGCGTCTTTTGCGTCACGTGACGCAATTAACTTTGCCAGTTTTTCTGCACGCTTTTGCAGAACACGCTTTGCCTGTGCTTCGTTTTTGAATTCGCCTGCTTTTGGCTTGGACATGAAATCCGGCTCGTCCAAACTTATTGGCCCGTCATCCATGTAATGCGTCAGACCGTCGCTATCAGTGACATTCAATTGCCCATGGAACCCACCGAAACCATCGTGATAAATTTCAACGCCTACTTCTTTTCCGTGTGCAGAAATGGTGTCTGTATCAGACAGTTTTCCGAGATTTTTTGCGTTGCCTGAGATGGTCGATACGATGCGATCAGCTTCGCGTTCAGCGGCGGCTGTGGAATTAACCTTAGTTTCCTTGACTACCTCACCATTTACTCTGACTTCAAATTGAACGGCGTCATCGATGACTTTGCCGTGTTGCTCTCCGAAATCCACTTCCTTGTCTTCTGACTTCTTAACAACAACGGTGACGTCACCGATTTCCGTTTTTGTCTTGTTGACGACTTCTCCTACTTTTGGACGTCCGGGAAATCGTCTGTCCTCAACCTTGGCGCTTTTTTTTTCACCGTTCGACGCGTTAGACGTTTTGTCAGCGTCTATCGTCTTTCCTTCGGGGCCTGTCTTGGCAACGCCGTCTTCAATGTATAACGGTGATCCATCTTCTGTGGACACCCACTTGCCACGGCGTAGCAGTGACCGCTTAATCGCTTGGATTTCGGGTGTTTGATCCAAATCTGTGTCAACAGAGCCATCAGCAGCATCGGTAATGAGCATCTGTGCTGTGGCTTCCGTTAGCCCAAGCGACTGCAGGAATACTTTTGTTTTGGTTTCACTGGCTGTGCCTGCAATGAATTCGGCAAGAATATCTTCGATGGCTTTTCGGTTTCGCTGCCACTGCATGCGGGACATGTCCGACATTTCACCCGCTGGCGCTGGTTGCCCATTTGGCATTGCAGACTGTGCTGCCAGTTGCTGACCTTCAGCCTGAGTTGCGTCGACTTGAGCCATATCAGCAGTCACGAGTCCTAACTGTCGTTTCAGTTTTTCTTCTTTGGCTCGCTGATAAAACACGTTCCGCCAGTTCTTACCACGCTGACCGAGCTCGTCTTGATATGTACTCTGGAAGGAGGTCAAAGCAGCGTCAGACGCAGCCTGCTCACTCTGCGGGTCAACCCATTCCCATGCTGGAGTCTGCCACTCGACAGCGGTTGCGGCTCTACGATCTTCAAGCACTTCGGACATTGACGAAAACCCATCAACGCCAGCGGTTGCCGCCTGCTCACAAAACCGATCCCAGATAGGTTGGCAGCAATGCTGCACCATGTATTTTTGCCATCGACGGAACCGGCGACGGTCTTCGAGCATGCTGGTACGACTGCTACTGTAACTCGTGCCGCTGTAATTTCTGGAAACAACTTCGTAACTCAGGCCAGTGCCTACTGAGATTCCGCGAAGCATCAGGTTGATCCACGGCTCTGACGCTGAGTTTGGACGACCCGGATTGATTGATTCAACGGATTCGCCAGGTTGAAGCCGAACGACCATTGCAGGTTCGAGATACTCAAACTGATTGCCGTTAGTGTCCGTCGTTTCATCATCTGTCGACGGCATTAGCCCGGAACCAGCTCTGCCGGTTGTTGTGATTGCCACTCCGAAACATGACGCCACAGCAGACGCCTGAATCTCATTGTCGACGTAAACGCCAAGGTCCCGCAGCCACGACATCACAGGCGCGAACCACGACACGCCACGGCTCTGGCCGATACGATCCATGCGATACAGGTGCAGGATGTTTTTTGCGTCGACTCGTACCGGTTCCTGTCGACCCTGTGAATAAGGTCCGTTTGGATGCTCCGGATAGATCCAATACGCAAGAGGTTTTCCGAGTTCGTCGAGTTCGACGCCGCGTGTAATGCGGTTGCCGTCAGTGCTACGAACCTTGTACGTGTCTTTTTCGTTGGCGAGCCGATCGGCTTCGATCAGTTCAATAGCGAGCGGGACGGGCCGATAGATTCCGCGATACTTTTCGGACGGTGTATTCACAAGGTGAATCAGCACCTCACCGGCTTCGACCATTTCCCGCTGTGCAAGCTGCTGGATTTCAGCAAAGCTCAAACGCCCGTTGACATCGCAGACTTCGCACCATTCCAACCACACTTTATCTCGGAGTTCGTTGACGTCCTCAATGTCCGTGCCTTCAGGCGTTTCCACCTGACTCTGAGCGGTGATTCCGCTACCTACAACGGAACTGACAATTGTGTCAACGACGCCCCATGCATAGGCGTTGTCTCGCACGAGAGCCCGTGACCATGCCCGAAGAGCATCAGCCCCGAATGGGCCAAGCAGCTCGCTGTCAGCAGATTGGTTTTTCGGCTTTTTGTTATTGGTGAGCCGATTCGCCTCAGCGCCCGAGTACATACGCTCAAGGGTTCGGCGTTGCTGAGTTCGTCGCACACCAGCGGCCGGTGAAAACATTCCGACAATCCGGTCGATTGCAGAGCCGATCATCGACTGGTCCTCTGCATTTTGGCGAGTCGAAACATCCCGCCGCCAGATTCACGGTCGACCTGCGTTTGCAACATGTTTCGCTGCTCGAACAGCGTGTTGAGATCCAACGCTGTGACTGTGCGAGACCCGATTGAGTACGACGACGCCCCGCCGGTGAGCAGTGCTTCTATCGCTGCGTCGATCTGTGCCAGTAGTGAAGACGCTGTTGCCATGTCACACAGTTTCGCGTCTGTGTGATCCGTTTGGCAAAACTCAACGTTCTACGTATGCTATGGCGTAGCAATGCACATTTTTCAGGAGCTCACTGCAATGTCAAAGACAGTCGCGGGATTTATGGTCACGTTCGGGCCGCTGCTTGCATGGTTTGGTGGAGAGTTTTCAGCAAAGGCGAACAACGCCGCCTCGACACCAGATACAGACTGGTATTACTCAATCAAGAATGGAATCGGCGTGATTCTGATTTTGATTGGTTTGGGGATGTTCTTTTTTGGGGCAAAGCGGTTTGCAAGCGGAAAATAAAAAAGGCGACTGATGTGAGTCAGTCGCCTTTTATTGTGTTGTCAAGTCTTGCCTGGTCTCATCCTGTCATGTCCGGTCATGTTCCGTCGAGTCGTGTCTGGTCCAGTTATTTTCACCCGCCAAACAGTTTCAACGTCTCGCCGATTGCCATCTGATGTGAAACGTCTTTGACTGCGGTTTCGATTTTCTTCGTTGCCTTCGTTGTGCTGAACAACTCGACCGCACCGAGTTGTGCAGACATCGTCAGATGTTTCTTCTTTCCCTCGTCAGTCAGCCGGTCAAAAGGGATATGTTGCAGATGCACCAGCCCGCGACGTGCAGCCTTCTTTGCCCGTGTTCGATAGTGTTCGGAGGCGTTGACGGCCTGCTCTGAATCAAGCCGTAGATATCCCTGATTTGCCACGCAGTCAAAGAAAATAGATTCCCTGACGAGCGTGTGCCGTGCTGAATTTACGTTGCTTCGGCAGAACTCGATAACGTTCCGGCCCAGAAGTTTCGACAGCTCATCGTATGTCACCAACTCACCGACTTGAGTATTCCTCAAACGGTTTTCAATGATCGCTGTATCCGCTGATTTTGCAAATCTTCCGTTTTCCATATTGAGTGATCTCCGTTGAGTAAGTAAATAAGTTACGTCGAGTCGTGTCGAATAGCGTCAAATAGCGTCGAATCGAGTCGTGTCGCGTCGCGTCGTGATATCCCGCGTGCCACCAATTGAAAAGTCTTGTCTTGTCATGTCCAGTCCAGTCCAGTCCGGTCAAGTCGAGTCGTGTCAATTCCTGTCCAGTCCAGTCCAGTCCGGTCAAGTCGCGTCTCGTTTACTCCACAACAGAAAACCGACCTGCAACGCCACCGTTTTCGACTCGCATTGAACCGAACCCGATGAACTTGCCAGCTTCTTCCAAGTGCTTCCGCACCACATCCTCAGTCAGGCGATTATCAAAACACAGAATCTCCACAGTCGTGAACCACTTCGACAGCTGCGGAAAAATCCGCATCACTCGTTTTCCGCTTCCACGTTTGCCGTCCGATGGAACGAACATCGAAATCGGTTTAACGTCCGCAATGGTGATTGCACCGCCGGAAGCGTTTGTCAGCAGCAGGTTGTCATTGATCATGATTCCCTGACGGAACAGTTTCGTGTAGGTGGCCTTGCCCGTCAGTTTCATGTTCAACCGACTGCCCGCAGCCTCCAGTGCGTTTTTCAGCGCGAACGGCTGAACGAACACCTGACCATCATCAGCCTGATGCACTTTCAGTTGCCATGTTCGCTCCTCGAACTGTTCATGTGTTTCGTCGCTGTTCTTCTTTTCGAAGACAGGCTTGCCAAAAAAAATCGGGGCAGCAGACTCCAGCCGAAAACTCAAATTTGTGACACTTGACATATCTGACACTCCACGAAAAAACCCGCAGTCAAACGCTGCTAGACGTCTGACGCGGGCTGATCAATGAGCCGAAGCTCATAAAATCCAAGTTGTGACGACAGCTAGCAGACTGCCGGTGCGGGAAGTCTACAGGCGTTTTTTAGACTGTCAACATCATTCAACCTCTTTCCATGTGTGCCCGCAGTACCCGCACTTGCAATACCGCGTCCGGCCTTGAGTGCTGTAGACACGTGAATATGAATTTCCTTCAGTGGCTGGATCCAGCTCACGCAGCCGCTGGCATGCCGTGCAGTTCTGCGGCACAAATGATGTCACTCGTGGTTTCGGCTGCTGCACAACGACGGCAGAAGCCTTAACGTTTTCTGAGACTGTTGACCCATCCTCCTGGCCGTCTTTTGGGAACTCCATGACGTTGGGCCGCTGGCTTTCCTGCCGGTTGTTTCGCTTGCTCATTGGAGGCTTTCTGTCGAGGAGTGACACTGGGGCCATTCGGATTCTCTTTAGTTGGTGACAGTAAATAAATGCCGCGAGCACCAGCCGCAGCCGCTGACATGCACATTGCATCCAGCCAATGATTGTTTTCGCTAACGACGTTCCAGTACGTTTTCAGCCCTTTGCCTTCCTTGAACTCGCTCACCAATTCTTCGGCGACAACATGCTGAGCAAAGCTCGTGTGCTTTCGGTCATTCGGTTGCACGAACAGCGACAACGCACCGCGACGCAGAAAGTTCTGATCGTCGAACGTCGGTGTCAGAAATCGTTCATGCACGAATTGTTTCCAATAGTCTGTGTCCAGCTCGTAAAGCCAAAGGTGCTGAGCTTCCTGATATGCTGCGTGAAAGTGATTACCCGGCTTGATGTTGTCGGTTTCAACCGTTTTGTCACGATACCGCCCGATCCCCTTTGACACATAAAATGGCGACCCGCCGACGTTCCGCACGAATTCATAGGCTGCATCGGTGAAGGTTCCTGAGTCAACGAAGATCGCATCAACCTTGCGTTCAGATCCTGCCGCGTCGACATACGTTTTCTGAAGCAATTCGTCACGCCATTGAAGCAACGCTCTGTAAATCTGCGGCTCACTAGCTTCGTTATCCATGGCTCTGTCAGTGCCAGCGACTTCCGCCCTGCCGTAATCGATCACGCAACCGCCGGCACCTTTCCACCACGCGACAACAACCCAGTGACAGAGATACTTGCCGAGGTCAATCGCTGCCGTAATACAAGACGCATTCGCTGGCAACTGTCCACGATCAAGCCCACTCAGGCGACTCGCTACAATCTGCCACGTCAACCCGCTTCCCTGTGGTCCGACTTCCTCCGGAGGATCGTTGTCGATTTCTGTGGCTACGGCCTTTTCGCCTAGGTCCGCCACTTTGTTGTAGTACGACTGGATCGCAGATAACTCAAGCGGCTCACCGTCCTCATGCAGTTTTTTGCTGTAGGATGACGGATTGCTGATGACACAATCACGTTCGATTTCGTCTCGATTATCTCGCCAGAATCTAAACGCAACGCGTGCGTCAGGGTCTGTGTCTTCTCGCTCGATTCTCAGACGCAGATACTCTTGCACCAAATCCATGCGGTCTGGTGCTTTGATCATCTTTCGATATCGTTTGCCCTTCCACGACGGTTTCTGTTTTGGATCCGTGAACTTGTACGCCACACACTTACGGTTTTGGATTGTGCAGAGAAACACGCGGGCAACACGTTCTGCAGACGATGCCAGCCCGCCGATATCCTGCTCAATAATCTCTTCATTTTTTGCAATCAGTGCATCAGATTCAGCTGCCTGCCGGTCTTCGATATCGTCGATGATTGCAATATCTGGCCGCACGTCTCGATAGTTGGTTCCTCGAATACCTCCATCGATACCAATCGACGCGAGAATCTGACCACGCGAAACTGGCTCAATGTCCTCAGGCCAGTCATCGGGTAACTGGTGCCTGCCGATCGTCGGATAAATGATGTGATCCGCGGCTATCTTTAGGTTTGAATATTCCCCTTTAACCGTCTGCATCCGTGCTCGTGATGACCAGCCGCCAACGGCCTGAAACGGTATGCACAACTCTGGAAAGTCCTGCAGCAACAACTCAGACTGTTGCAGTTTTTCGCGTACCGTTCTCAGTTCCGCTTCGCTTTTTCGTTGATTCTTGCCAATCACAATCGGAAATCGACTCAGACCCTTAAGCGTCAGAAACAACGCCGTATAAATCGCAAGCTTCGTTTTGCCTTCACCTCGCGTGCCTGCTATTGCCTGATCGCCGCCATACATTGCAGCCCTCACAATTGACTCGTGCATATCACGACGGTCGGCAGTAAAGTCTTCGAAAAACACGTCTGGGAAGTAGGTCCGCAGAAACAACTCTCCGTCTTGAAGCGTATCCAGTCTGCGCTGTGGTTCCTTCGGGCAAGCAATTTTCAGGTCACGTTCGGAAGCGCGTTTTGTGGCCATCCGCTCGCGTTGTTTTGTCCGCTCATCCTCACGCAGCAGATTCCGCGTCACCGGATGCGAGCTTAGCAAGCTCTCCAGGCGGGAGGTGCTTAAGGAGTTCAAGTAATCTAAGGCGTCTTGCGTCATCAACTTCCTGTTTTTTGATTGCAATTTCTTCGCGCTTCAAATCTGCCAAGTCCGCACGAGTCAAAGCTTGAAACGCTTTGACTTTCATTTCGTCATCGCCTGACTTGACCACTTCAAACATCGCGTTCACTGCATCGCGTTTCTTCGTTTTGCAGTTATCAAGCCATCCGCTCGTGAGTGCTCGCCCAACTAGTTTCACATCAGCGAGCGTGTTCAGTTGCATTCGAACCCCTTTCCCCACAACGACTTAGAACGCACTAACTTTCTTTCAAGAATTTTGGGCTTTCCTGAC